GCTGAGTTGTAAAATCAAATGCGACAAGGGTTAATACTCTATCGCATTTGATTTTTTATATAGAAAATCAAAGAGTGTAACAAGAGAATGAAACTCTTGTGGCACTCTTTTTTTATTGCAAAGAAAACAGAAAGAAAGGTGGTTGGACATGAGAAAAGGAGCGAAGCGGCTTAATTATGCAGATAGGCAGCGGATTGAGAGTATGAAGAAATCCGGGGCAAAGGTTACAGAGATTGCCCAGGCGGTGGGAGTACACCGGGCCACTATCTACAATGAATTGAAGCGTGGCGGAGAGCCTTACCGTGCAGAAATAGCACAGAGAGCGTTATAAACGCCGCCCGGCAGCAGGGCAGGAAAGCGAGGAACTTAACATGAAGCAGAGAACACTTTACCAAGTGCGAGTTACCCAGGAAATCCCGTTTTGTGACTATGACGAGGACGGGGAAGAAACCCAGGTAAGCAGCGGACGCATAGAAGAGTATGTGGCCGGGAGATTTTCAGCAGAGCATAACGCAAAACTCTTTGCGGAAGCATTGGAAAACGAGATTGCAGAGGGAAGCAGCTATGTAACAAATTGCTTTACGCCGAAAGTCTCAATTATAAAAATAATCCAAACGGAAGAGTTGGTGGACTGATAGAAAAGGGGGGCGAGGGCTTTAATATGAGCAAGTGCATTGTGAAAATTTTAAGAGACGAAACGCCGGGCGGATTGGCGGAGAAAATCAACAAAGAATTAGAGGAAAACACACGGTCATGGGACACGGTAACGGGTATCAAATACCAGGTGGCAGTAATTCCGATTATGAGAGGGAAAGAAATAGCCGGGTTTAAAACGGAGTATTCCGCACTTATACCAGGGTAATGAATTTAGAAAGCGAGGAACTTAACATGGGAAAAATACCGGAATGGATTTATGCACCAACAAACTTTTCCCCGGAACTGGAAAAGATGTTTGCGGCAGTAGAAAAAGCCCTGGGCTTTAAACTGTTTATTTGGCAGAAAACATTTATTGCCAACACAACATATAGACGGAGTGGAAGAACCACGGCGGAAATATTACGGGATTTATTGAACGTATCAAAACCGCCCTTAGATTATACAAAGCCAGTAGCGGACCACATGGAGCGGATTTATAGAGAAGAGACACGGGAAATAAAGGCGAAACTGGACGCCGCCGGAATACCGACAAGGACCGTTTTCTTTACAGGGCAGGAGAAACAGAAATATTACCGTGAAGCGGAAACCGGGCAGCAGAAGAAAAATATAATACCGGAATTTACGCCGGAATATGGAAAGAGGATATGGCTATGAAAACCACGGAAGAAATGACACTGGGAAGTCTTTTTGACGGGATAGCCGGGTTTCCATTGGCAGCCAGGCGGCAGGGTATCAAAACGGTATGGGTAAGCGAGATAGAGCCGAATTGTATAGACATAGCAAAGCGGAATTTCCCGGAAGCACTACAACTGGGAGACATTACACAGATAGACGGGGCAAAAATCCCCGTTGTGGATATTATCAGTTTTGGAAGCCCTTGCCAGGATTTGAGCGTTGCCGGAAAACAGACGGGGCTTGACGGTTCCCGTTCCGGCTTATTCATGGAAGCCGTGAGAATAACCAGGGAAATGAGGGAAAAGACAAATGGACAATATCCAAAATATATCATTTGGGAAAATGTGGCCGGGGCTTTTTCAAGCAATAAAGGCGAGGACTTCCGCCGGGTCCTGGAAGAAATCACACAGAGCAACATTTCAATGCCTAAAAGTGGGAAATGGGCAACCGCCGGAATGGTTGGAAATGAGGGACCAGGGGGGGACGTTCAGTGTACCGCATGGCGATTGCTTGACGCTCAATTTTGGGGAGTGCCCCAACGTAGAAAACGTATCTACCTTGTCAATGATTTTGGAAATGGACGTGCCGGACAAATACTTTTTGAGTGCGAAAGCGTGTTGGGGTATCATTCGCAGGGCGGAGCAGAGGAACAAGGAAATTCCGGTAATTCTGAAAATAGCCTTACTGGAACGGATTGCAGAGGAATGGCAGAGGACGCAGACGGACAAATGAAATTAGACTTTGGCCGCACCGCAGACAGAATTTACATAAACGCAAAAACAAGCGTAACGCTCATGGGAAACGCCGGGGGTGGCGGTGGGAAAACGGGATTGTATTTACTTCCCACTTACACAATTATAGGAAACATTATTGGCAGGAGTAACAAGGCCGGCGGAAACGGAAAAGGGATTGACGATACGGGAATATGTCCAACCTTAACCACATCAGACAGGCACGTTGTAGCATATAACGAAAGCGGCTATGGAGAGTTTAAAGAGGGCGTGGGCACATTGAAAAAGAGCCGAGGGGTAGCAGGGGGCGGAAGTGAAACCCTTGCCGTGATAATGGAACGGATTGCCGCAGCGGTTAAATACCGGGTCCGCCGCCTTACGCCGCTTGAATGTGAACGCCTGGACGGGTTCCCGGACGAATGGACAAGGTACGGGGCAAGCGGCAAAGAAATGTCCGACAATGCCCGTTACATGGCACTGGGAAATAGTATAGCGGTTCCATGTGCGGAGCGTATTTTTATCGGCATAAAGAAAGCAGAAAGCGAGGAATGAAAAATGAGAGAAAAAGGGCTTTATTTTGCGGCAAGGGAAGCGGAAGAAATAGGATTTTCTATTGCACTGGTGTACATACCGCAAGAAAAGGATTTGCAGTTTTCTATTATGTTTGGCAGTTACATGGTTGCTATTGGGTGGACATTTTAAAAGAAAGGAAAACAGAGCATGACAAATTTAGAAGTATTGTTATTGATTGTAATTTTATTGGTAGTCATAGGCGGCGGAGTAATTTTATACCTGGCACTGGCCGGGTTAGCCATTATCTATTCAATGGGTGCAAATGAAAGACCAAAAGGCAGCCGTATCTTATTTGGTGTCCTGGGCGTGGTTATGGTAATTGCCTTTGTATGTGCTTCCGTTTATTTACACAAGTACGGGTGGCCGTTATGAAGTTACGGGAATTTCTGACCGTATTTGAACAATCGGACAGATTACGGATTGTAAAGAATGAAAAGGACATTTATACGGGGTTCCTGGCACTCATGGCACACGCCGGGGGCGTGGAAGAACTTATGGACGCAGAGGTTAAGCGGTTCAGACCAATACCGGAAATAAGACACAAGGAATGGCAAAAACGTGGGCTTATGGCACCGTTGCAACCGCAGGAAACACCGGAATATTCATTTTCAGATTTGCAGATGAACCTATATAACACTATTTATTTATAGGAGAATGAGACATGGCAGAAATGACAATAACGGTAAAAATTGAAGATTTACCGGAATTTAAGGCCAGGCTTGCCAGGATAAAGAAAATTATGCGGCGGCGTGCCTGGGTAAACGGTCATAGGACCGGGAAAGCGAGGAAAAGCACATGGAAAAGAGCGTGACACCATTAAACGGAATTGTGGAGCCGGATTTTTTAGAATACCTGGACAAGACATTTAAGCGGTGGCGGCAGTTGGCCGCCCAGGGCGTGACGTTGGGCAGCCGTGAGATTGCAAAATTTACAGATACCGTATACGGGGCGAAACTTAACGCCCGTTATGGATTTGAAGCGGTCACACGCCGGGAACCGGACGAAGAGGGCCAGGACCGTTTTACCCTTATGATTTACAAGAACCGTGAAGCGGTGGAAAATGACCCACCACTTTACCATTTCACAACACCAATTCACAGATAAGAAAGCGAGGAATTTAACATGGGATTTATGGACGGATTTACAAGTGACGGAACCGTGGACATGAAGCACACGGAATATTACAACCTTATGAAAGAAGCGGCAAAAGCGGAATTGTTGAGCAATGCGGTAAAAGCGGAAGTGCCGGGCTTTTATATCCAGGCAATGATTACCGGAGAAAAGCCGGAATTTCTCAACGAACTGAAAGCAGAGGAAGAGGACACGGGCTTTCATGCAGAATATGAGCAGATTACCAGGGCGGTTGTTTCCATATTTGAAGCATGGCAGAAAGAAAACGGCGTGGAGAGTGCCGCCGCTTCCTTGCACCGACTTATTAACACCCTGGAACAAAACCGCATTGACGAATTAAGGACGATTGCGGAAAACCAGGAAGAACACCGGGAGAAGATGAAAGCGGCGTTTAAAGAAATAGAAGAAACCATGGGAGCCATGGCGAAAATGCCGCCTATTACCGTATGTATGGATTTTGGGAGTAAGAAAGGCCGGACGGCAGCAGGAGAGCCGGAAGAGGGCAAGTCACAGAACCGTGATTGTTGGAGTTGCCGGACGTGCGGAAATACAAAGCCCGTAAGAATGGACGTGGATAAATGCCGGGAGTGCAAGGACGGGAGCCAATACACGGAAGCGGACACGCCGGACGAGGAAAGCCACGAAATGGAGAGCGAAGAGGAAAGCGAGGAACCGGACAATGGCAATGAATGAGTTAAGAAAAGAAGTGGAAGCCGCCGCAATGGCGGAATTAAACCGGGCAAACGCAAAGTTTCCTTTATTCAATAGCACACATGAGGGTTACGCAGTCATTTTAGAGGAAGCAGAGGAAGCCCAGGAAGCAATGGAAAACGTAAAAACTTCCCTGGCCGTCCTTTGGGACCGAGTAAAAGGCATAGAAGTGGCGTGCTTCCTGGACGAAGATACCACACCAACGGCAATTTTCCACCAGGCCATTGACGCCGCTTGTGAAATGGTGCAGACGGCAGCCATGCTTTTAAAGTATGAAATGAGCCTGGGGGCAAAGGCAGGAGAGAAAGGAGAAAACACACATGGCGATTTATGCGGTTGATTTTGACGGCACACTGGCAGTTACCAGGTTCCCGGAAATCGTGGAGCCGAAACGGAAGATAGTAGCGGCGGTTAAAATGCTCAAAGCAAACGGCCACAAGGTCATTCTTTGGACGAGCCGGGCAGGGCGTGACCTGGAAGCGGCGGTGGAATGGTGCCACGGCCAGGGCTTAGAGTTTGACGCCGTGAATGAGCCTTTGCCGGAGCAGGTGGCAAGGTGGGGGAATGACACAAGAAAGGTTTATGCAGATTTTTACATAGATGATAAGGCCATGAGCGTAAGCGAGTTGGAAGCCATTATGGACAAAGTGGTGGACATTGTGGGCGAGTATGTAAACCAGTAGCAGGAAAGGAAAGGGGACACCATGATAAAGCGGATAATTGGGGCGTTATACGGGATTTTTTTAGAAGAACCGTTGGACCGCCTACATAATTGGCAAAAGAGATTTGAAAAAGAATATCTGAACTATTGCCGGACGGGGTGCAAGAATTGTTACAAGTGGAATGGTTATTGCAGGAGCCAGGCAAGCGGAACGCCCTATAAGAAATTCCGCCGGAAGCATTACGATATAAGTAAATATCGCACGGACGTATAAGCAGGAAAGCGAGGAACTTAACATGGGAAACACTATTGCAATGATTTTAGGTAATGAACGCAGCAGGACAACACCGGACTTTATCCGGGGTAGCAGGGTCCGCCGCCGTGAAGAAATTGAAAGTGCAGAGAGCGGCAGGGACATGACCGTAAAAAGAGAGGTACGGGCCATTATGACCGCCATTGACAAAGAACTGGGAAACTATCAGAGTTTGGCGGAACTGGATTTTAGAGCGGGATTTGTGACCGGAAAGATTTATGAGAAAGAAGCCGCCGGGCTTATCACGCCGGGGTATCGTGCGGAACTGATTAGAATTTTATACGCAAAGTATGAAACCATTAGAGATTTGGAAAGCGAGGGCGTGTAATGAAATTTATAATCCAGGGAATGAAGTATGACACGGAAAAAATGCGGAAAGTGGCAACCGTAAAGAAATGGTATAGAGAAGATACCTTTTTAAACCGGGCAATGTTTCCGGGGCAGGAAGTAGGACGGACACACGAATGTGAATTGTGGAAGTCTGAAAAAGGAAATTGGCTTTTAACACATGAAATGGATTATAGCAAGAGCATGGGCGAAGCCATAACAGAAGAGGAAGCCAAGGAACTTTTAATGAGGTATGCAACGCCAATATATGAAGAAATGTTCGGAGAGTTGCCGGAAGCGTAAAAGGGGAAAAGCGAAACCCGGTTGCAAGGTGGGGAACCAAAACAACCGGGTTGGAACTTAACACCCATATTATAGCACAAGATGTAGAGGAAATAAAGCGGTATTTTCTATATATAGGAAGAAAGGTGGCAATCATGGCGATACGGATTATTTCAGCGGCAGCAGGAGCCGCAATATTGATTTTGGCAGCCCTGGGCATTTTGGCTTATGCGATAGTGGCAAAAGCCTGGAACGAATTATTTGACTGATTTTTTTAGATAGAGCGGCACCGCTTCCCCGTCCTTGTAATGGGTATTAACAAACCGGACACCCTATTGAAATTATTTATATAGGGCATAAGGGACCCAGGCAGAGGGCAGGGAGAGAGGTTTTACATAAAGGTGGGGAACTATGAAAAAAAAACTCTATGACAACTACGATTATGAGGAAGCATACCAAAAGCAGATAGCGAACCTGGAAGAATGGGAATTGGAAAAGTTGATGAAAGACGGAAAGGTGGAGTGCCTTTATAGGACAACCACAACCAAGTCCGAGAACATCAAAAGCGGCACCATTCTGTTAGAAGCCCAGGTGTACCCGTCCTTTAAGGACAAAAAGGACGTGCCAGTGACAAAGCAGAAAAGGGAAACCAGGCCGTCACAGAAGAGCCTAAACGACAAGAACGCCCGGCGTTATCTCATACGCCTGGCAAATATCAATTTTGGGAAAGGGGATATTTGGGCCACGTTTGGGTGGAATGATGATTGTTTGCCGGATAGCGAGGAGAGGGCCAGGAAAGACATACAGAATTTCATTAAGCGGATAAACCGCCGCAGGAAAAAGGCCGGGCTTGAAAATGCAAAATATATTTATATCCTGGCAATGGACGGCTACAAAAGGCCGCATTTTCACATTCTGCTATCCGGGGACGGGGTGGACCGGGACGAGTTAGAAGAATTATGGGGAAAATGTGACAGACCGAACACACGCCGGATAAAACCGGATGACGATTTTTTAATAACTGGCCTTGCCACATACATAACACAGAACCCACACGGGACAAAGCGGTGGTGCCCGTCAAAGAATTTACAGAAGCCGCCGGAACCAAGCCGCAGTTATTCAAAATTCAGAAAAGCCGGGGTTGAGAGAATGGCAAAGGATTTTGAAGAGTTAAAGGCACAAATGGAAAAGGCTTACCCAGGTTATAAATTCCTGGACGCAGAGGTTAAGTACAACGGCTACAATGCGGCGTTTTATATTTACGCCCGTATGGTAAAAGCAGGAGCGAAAGGAGCGAGACAAAGGAAATGAAAACGGTAGCAATTATTAACTTAAAAGGCGGTGTAGGCAAGACCACAACCGCCGTGTCCATTGCGGAATTACTGGCAGAGGGGGACAAGAGAAGAAAACGGCCTGGCAGCAGAGTATTGTTATTTGACAACGACAAGCAAGGCAACGCTTCCCGGATTTTCGGAGCGTATGAGAGGGAGCAGGAAGCCGGGGCGTGCCGGATTATTAAGACCGGACGAATTGCCGGGAACATCAGAGACACCGAAGTGGAGAACATGGACATTGTGACATGCAATTATTTCATGGAGTTGGCGGAACTGGAAATAAAGGCCGACACCGTGAACACGCAACACGGGCGTTATAAGTCCGCCCTGGGGGAGATAGACGGGAAATATGATTTTTGCATTATCGACAATCCACCGGATTTGGGCATGAATGTAATAAATGCCATGGTGGCGGCAGATGAAATAATAATACCCGTCTGCCTTGACGCCTATTCACTGGACGGCCTGGAAGAGTTGGTGGAGCAGATAAACCAGATAAGGGCACTTAATCCAAAAACCAGACTTGCCGGGGTCCTCATAACGGATTATGAGAAGTCAGACACAAGCGAAGCGGCGGAAAGTTGGATAAGAGCCAAGAGCGGTTGCCCGGTATTCTCCCAAAAAATCAGACATTCCAAGAAAGCAAAGGACGCCACATTTTACCGTTTAACGCCGTTGCATTATAGCATACGCAGCGGAGCCGCCCAGGATTATAAAGCCTTTGTGGCGGAATATGTGCAGAAATTTGGCGGACCGGCAGCAGGGGAAAGGAGTTAAGGGAATGGCATTTAATATTTTGGACATTATGAACGCCGCCACCAAGGCGGAAGCAGGACAGAACAGGGATTACCAGGACATTGTGGTAAATTACCGGGATATTGTGGTTACAAAGCATAACAAGTATAGCATGGACGAGTTGCAGGAGATAGCAACGGGCATAGAAATGGACGGGTTGCAGCAGCCACTTGTATTAGGCCGTGTAAACGGGGAATATTGGTTGGTTTCAGGCCACCGCCGCCTGGGCGGTATTAAAATCCTGGTATCAGAGGGAAAGGCCGGATTTGAGAATGTGAAATGCCGCTATAAGGACATGACAGAAATAGAATTTAGGATTGCCCTTTTGGTGGGTAACACATTCAACCGGAAAATGACGGATTACGACCTTATGACCCAGGCCGCAGAGTGGAAAGAGGTATTGACCCAGGCAAGAAAAGAGGGACTTTTAATCCTGGAAGCCGGGGAGCGGGTCCGGGACTATGTGGCCGCCGTCATGGGGGAAAGGGTGCCGAAGATACGGACCCTTAACACCATTCACGACAACGCCACGCCGGAAGTAAAAGAGCAGTTTAAAAACGGCAACCTGGGGATTACGGCGGCCATGGAAGCGGCAAAAGCAGACGAGGGCACCCAAAAGGAGATTGCCCAGGCGGCAGAGGACAAGGGCGGAATGGGAGCCGAGGAAATAAAAGCCATGGCAGAGGAAAAGAAACACCGAAAGACCAAGGAAGAGGAAACCAGGGAAGCAAGTGTGTCAGATACCGACACAACCGAGGAAGAAAAAGAAAACGCCAGGAAGTTGCACGCCGTAAAGATGATTGAAAAATATTACACCTGGTTAAATGACGAGGAAGTGGGAATTTTGGAACGTATGTTGGAAGATTGCAAGCGGCGTAAACGGGAATACGCCATTGAAGAGGGTTAGGGGGTTTATACATGAAATTGCAGAACATGAAGAGAGGGGAAACCACGGAGCAAATAACGCTTTTTAACTGGGCAGAGAATAACGCCCATATTTTGCCGTGCCTTTCCCTCATGTATCACATTCCAAACGAGGGAAAGAGGACAAACGGGGCGGTATTAAAGGCCATGGGACTAAAGAGCGGCGTGCCGGACGTGTGCTTGCCAGTGCCAAGCCACAATTTCAATGGCCTTTACCTGGAAATGAAATACGGGAAGAATAAGACCACAAAAGACCAGGAAGAATTTATGGCGGCCTTGCGGCAGCAGGGCTATAAAACGGCGGTGTGTTACGGAGCGGACGAAGCAAAGGCGGAAATCATGGATTATTTGCAGGACCCGGACAAAATGCCGCTTTCCAAGTGTTTAAATGCCCCATGGATTAACGGGCGTTGTGACGGCGTGCCAGTGGTGGGGCATATGTTCAGCCGGGAGCCTTGCCGGAATTGCGAGAAACACGCACCGACAAAGGCGGAAGCCGCACTGGAAGCCAACATGGAAACGGTTGACGGCACATTTAAAAGGCCAATTATAACGGCTATCGTAAATCTTTCCGCCGGGGAGCCATTAAAAGGACTTTCCATGGGGGAAACCTTAGAAACCATAAACCAAAACCTGGCCCTTTTGGTAAAGGGGCAGCAGTTGACGGTCAAACAATCGGCGGCGGTGCTTACCGTTGCCATGGAAGCCTATAAACGAGCGGAAAAGAAAGGAGATTAAGCCATGACAAAAAAACGGACAGACGGCGGCCATAAGATACCGGAAGAGGATTTAAGGGAAATGGAGCAGGAAGAGGGCCGGGAAATGCCGGACGGAGTGGAGAGCCAAACGGGATATTGCCGTTTTTGCGGTCAAGCCGGAATGGTTCACACATTGACCGGGTGGAACCAGGAAGATGTGGACGAAGCCGTGACGTGCAAGTGTGAGTGTGACGCTGCCAAGAAGTACGCAGAAAGCAAAGAACGTGTCCAAAAAGCAAAGAGCCGCATAACGGAGCTTTTCGGAAGCACAGCAGAAAGGCCCATAGACCAGGACGTGGTTACGGTCATGCTTAACGTGGTGGACGCCATAGAAGCAAAACACATGAAAGGAATAACCATTGACGTAGGCCAGGGCGTAAAAGCAAAGGTTTCCAAAATGGCAAAAGAAAGCATAAAGGTGGAGAGGTCAGAGACTTCCAAGAAAATCTATGAAGAGTAACGGGGGGGGGCAGAGGATTGGTAAAACTGGACGCCGATATTAAAGCAATAGCCCGTAGTATCATACAAGGCAATGAGAAGAGAAAAAAGAGAATAAAGAACGGCCAGGCAAGTGCCTTTGATTTGCAGGCCGCCCAGGTTGTAGACAATGCCTTGCGTGGTACGTGTGGGAATATTGAAAGCGTCCGGGTACGGCGGCAAATGCAGGAGAAGATTTATAAGAGCATTGTTTATAATATGCCTTATGAGTACATAGCAGACGCCTTGTGTGGCCGCCGCCAATTCTATGAATACCGCCAGGAATTTATCAAACGGGTAGCGTCTGCCATGGATATGCTACCGGAGCAGGACACAAAGTAAGTGGGTCAGAATGTCAGAGTGTTTTATATTAACATAGGCTTGTGGGTAGGGTTTACCCATGAGCCTATCAGCATGAGGGAAAGGACGGTGGCAGCAGATGAAAGAATATGCAAAGGACTTCTACAAGTCAGCGGCATGGAAGAGAGCCAGGCAGACAGTTATTAAACGGGCCAATGGATTGTGTGAGCGGTGCAGAGCCGCCGGGCTTTATCGTCCCGGTGTGATTGTCCACCACAAGGATTACATCACGCCGGAGAATATCCACAACCCAGGCGTGACCCTTAACCTGGGCAACCTGGAATATCTTTGTGAGGATTGCCATAACAAAGAGCATAAGGCAAAGCCTAACAATCGTTATCGGTTTGACAGTGACGGAAAATTATTACCACCAAAAGGAGAAGAGCGGCGGACCACTCCCCCCGGTGGGTTGATTTTGGACACCCCCACAAGAACCGAGGGAGATACTTCAAAAAAACTCCGCAGGGTCGCACGCATATGAGGGGGGTCAAAATATGGCAGAAGAAACAAAAAGTAACGAGAAGAAAGCAAAAAAAAGAACAAATAAACTTACAAATGCGAGGATAAAGAAAGAGATAGAATTTCTTACGCCCATGTTTGCCGGAATAGATGACGAGGACAAGAAAAGCCTTGTAAATTCACTTGTTGAGGAAGCCGCATTTTTAAAAGTGGCTTGCTTCCAGGCGAAAGAAGAATTGAAAAAAGAGGGGCTTACCACGGAAACGGTAAACGCTTCACAGAAATTTGTAAAAGCCCACCCGTCAGCCACGATTTACGAGAAATATTCACGCCAATATACGGCAATTATTCACACGCTTATTGAGTATTTGCCGCCGAAAGAAAAGAAAAATATAAGCAGACTGGCAGCATTGCGGAATGGATAACAATTACATTTTCCAGTATTGGGAAGCCATACAGGACGGCACCGTAACAGTAGGAAAGTGGATAAAGACCATTTATGAAATCCTTGTGAATGGTTTAAAAAGTGGCAAATGGGATTTTGACGAGGAAAAGGCCAATAAGGCTATAAACTTCATAGAAAACTTTTGTCATCATTCAGAGGGACGAAACGATTTATTAAAACTTGAATTATGGCAAAAGGCCATAGTTTCAGCCATTTTTGGCATAATGGACAAGCGGACCGGTTATAGACAATTCCGGGAAGTTTTCATAGTTGTAGCACGTAAGAACGGTAAAACATTGTTTGCCGCCGCTATTGCGGCATACATGGCATATATAGACGGCGAGTATGGGGCAAAGGTTTATTTCCTTGCCCCGAAACTGGACCAGGCGGACCTTGTGTATGACGCCTTTTATCAGATTGTCCAGGCAGATGACGAACTGGACAGCATAACCAAGAAACGCCGCAGCGATATTTATATCAAAGAATTTAATACCAGTGTGAAAAAGATAGCCTTTAACTCCAAAAAGTCGGACGGTTTCAACCCTCAAATGGTTGTCAATGACGAAATGGAAGCATGGCAGGGGGACCAGGGACTAAAGCAGTATGAGGTTATGACTTCCGCACTGGGGGCGAGAAAGCAGCCGCTTATTTTATCCATATCAACCGCCGGATATATCAATGACGGTATTTATGATGAACTCATGCGGCGTTCAACATCATTCTTAAAGGGCAATTCCAAGGAAACAAGAATATTGCCGTTCCTCTACATGATTGACAATATCGAAGCCTGGGACGATTTAGAGGAATTAAAAAAGAGTAATCCGAACCTGGGCGTGTCCGTGTCAGAGGAATTTTACATAGAGCAGATAGAGATTGCAAAAGCGTCCCTTTCAAAGAAAGTGGAGTTTCTTACAAAGTATTGCAACATCAAGCAAAATTCCAGTGTGGCGTGGTTGGATTACTGGGACGTTATGAAAGCGGTAAACGAGGACTTACGCCTTACCCTGGAGCAATTCCGGGGGTGCTATTGCGTTGGCGGCATAGACCTTTCCAGGACAACGGACTTAACGGCGGCGTCAATCGTTATTTGGAAGAATGGAAAATGGAATGTGATTACAAAATTCTATATGCCCAAGAAGCGGTATGAAGTGGCCGTGAATGAGGATAACACGCCGTACAACATATACAAAGAAAAAGGATTTTTGCAAATATCCGGGGAAAACCAGGTGGATTATAAAGACGTGTATAACTGGTTCATAGAACTGGTTAAGGTTTACAAAATCCGCCCGTTAAAAATCGGCTATGACCGTTACAGTGCCGGGTATTTGGTAGATGACCTAAAAATGGCCGGGTTCCAAACGGATGACGTTTACCAGGGCACGAACTTAACGCCAATCCTACACCAGTTTGAGGGGGATTTAAAGGACGGAAAGTATAACCTGGGGGACAACACCCTTTTGGCGTCACATCTTCTTAACGTGGCCGTGGAAATCAATATGAATGATAGCCGCATGAAGCCCGTGAAGATTGAAAAGCGTATGAGAATAGACGGGGCCGTTTCCGTCTTTGACGCTATGACAATGGTATCAAAATACCATAGTGAGATAGGCAAAAAACTTTTGAATGAAGCGGCGTAAATGGCCGCCCGGCAGCAGGGCTTTAAAGTGGGTCAGAATTTCAACACGAATAATTTTACAATAGGTCCATGGACGTGTTCCATGGGCTTATTTTTTGAGGAAAGGGGGTAATGATACGGGAATTATAGCAAACGTATTCGGAGCCTTTAAGGCAAAATACAGACCGCTTTTATTGAGCCGTGGGGAGTATGTGCCAACGGGAACCTTACGGGACAATGATATTGTGGGAGCCATTGCGGACGCCATAGCCAAGAACGTAGGAAAGTTACAGCCCCAGGTTGTCCGAAAGGACGAAAAGGGAATGACGATAAAAAACGATTACCTGGCCCGGATTTTGACATTGCGGCCATGCCCGGAAATGTCAACGTATGACTTTCTTTACAGAATTGCGGCGGACCTGGTTTATACTTCCAATTCCTTTTCCGTGATTTTCTACAACGAGGATTTTACAAGGGTACAGAGCATACAACCAATCACTACAAAGAGTTTCCGCATTTTTGAAGATGACAAGCACCATATCCTTTTCCGCTTCCGGTGGGATTATGACGGGGAAACCTATACGGTGCCTTATCAGAATGTCATACACATAAAGGCAAGGTACAACAAAAAACGGTTTTTGGGGACTTCCCCGGATATTGAGTTAAAGCGGAGCCTGGACCTTGTGGAAACGTCCGGGGAAATCGTAAAGAACATTGTAAACCGTTCTAACTCACTGGCCGGGTATCTGAAATACAACAACCTGGCAGATAACGAGGAACTAAAGCAGATTGCAAAGGACTTCCAGGACGCCTATATGGGAGCGGAAAACGCCGGGGGAATTGCCGCAATAGACAGTACGGTGGAATTTAAAGAGATTGTGCAACGCACGCCAAACGTGCCAGTAAATCAAATTACATTCCTACGTGATAACGTGTACCGCTATTACGGAGTAAATGAAAAGGTATTGACTTCCACCCTTTCAGACCAGGAATGGATTAGTTTTTATGAAAACGTGATTGAGCCTATCGCTATCCAGTTAAGTTATGAGTTTACTTTTAAACTTTTGACACCAAGGGAAATAGGGTACGGGAACAAGATAGAGTTTACGGCCAACCTTTTGCAGTATGCCACATTACAGACACGTGACACAATCGGCGGAAATATGTTTGACCGTGGGGCCATGACAATAAACGAATACCGGGCACTTATGTATTATGGTCCGGTAGATGACGGGGACGTGAGAATGGTATCACTCAACTACGTGAAAGCCGGGGACCAAAGCCTTTACCAAGTAGGGCAGGGCAGCGGAAGCAATGACCCACCGCCGGACCCAGGGACGCAGCAGGACAAACAACGCAGGGCAATGGAAGCCGCCGCACGTGCCTATTTTCAGACTATGAAAGGGGGTTAATGATATGCCGAAAGCACCAAGCATTTTGAAACTTTGCAAAGACCCGGCAAAGGCCACGGTTGGGAAGTTTTACGAGTTTAAGAACGCAACGGACACAAGCGTGGACCTTTATTTTTACGGGGACATTGTAAGCGATTGGTGGGGAGCCTGGCAGGAAGAGGACCAGTACCCGGAAGCAATCAAGAATTTCCTGGCTGAAGCCGGGGGAAAAGATTTGAATATTTACATCAATTCCGGCGGCGGTTCCGTATTTGCCGGAATAGCCATTTACAATATGCTGAAACGCTACACGGGAAAGAAAACAGTGTGCGTTGACGCCCTGGCCGGGTCCATTGCTTCCGTAATCGCATTTGCGGACAGTGATATGCCAACAATCCCGTCCAACGCCTATTTGATGATACATAAGCCGTGGGCGGTTTGTGACGGGAACGCCACGGAGTTGCGGAAAATGGCGGACACCCTGGACGCCGTGGAAAGCGGGATTTGGGCGATTTATGAAGAACATTTGGCCGAGGGCGTAACCATTGAGACGATAAAAGAACTCATGGAAGCGGAAACCTGGTTAAATGGCACCCAGGCCGCCCAGTATTTCCGGGTAAAGGTAGGCGAGGAAAACACCATAGCCGCAGCCGTCCAGGAATACACAAAGTTTTATTGCCACAATGTACCGCAGAAACTTCTTTCCGGGGAAGCCCACGCAGGGCAGCAGGACCGGGAGAAGCTAAACAAAATTATTGAACTTACTATGGCACACATGGGCCAGTAAGAAGATATGAAAGGAGATTAGAGACATGACAAGAGAAGAATTACTGAAAATGTCCAAAAAGGACCTTAAAAACAGACTGGCCGAACTGGGAAAGAACGCACAGGCACTTTCCGGCCAGGAGTTGACGGACGCCATGGACGAAGCAAGGACCATAGGCGAGATTTTGGACGAAATCAAAGGCCGGGAAGAACTGGTGGCCGCCGCAAAGGCAGCAGGAGCCGCAGACCCGGACGAGGGAGACGGAGCAGGAGAGGGCAGCGAAGAGCCGCAGGACCAGGAGAGAGCGAAGAGGGGCAAGACCTTAAAGGACGGAAAAAAGGCGTTTTTTAAGGGCAAGGCACTGGCCGGGATTAAGAACACCCTTACAACGGCCACGGGCGTAGTAATGCCGAAGCACACAAGCCCGGACATTTCCCCCACGTTCAACAATGTATCTTCCCTCATTGACAGGGTAAAGACCGTTCCCCTGGTGGGCGGTGAAAGCTATCAGCGTCCCTTTGTGAAGTCCTACGGGGACGGAGCAGGAAGCACCGCAGAAAACGCAGATTACAACACGTCTGAACCGGAATTTGGTTATTCCGACATTGTACGTGAGAAAATCACGGCATACGCAGAGGAACCGGAAGAAATGCAGAAATTGACAGACGCCGATTATGACGGAGTGGTGGAAGAGAGCGTGACCCGTGCAATTAAGCGTTACGCTTCCCGTCAGATTTTGGTAGGACCCGGCGGAACCGGAAAATTCCGTGGTATTTTCTTCAACCCGGCAAAGGCGGCGGACGATATTATTGACCGCAATACGGACATTACAACGATTACCGCCATTGCAGACGATACCCTGGACGAGATTATTTACTCTTTCGGTGGGGACGAAGATGTGGAAGACATTGCCGTGTTAATCCTCAACAAGAAAGACCTTAAAAAGTTTGCAAAGTTGAGGGATAAGCAGGGGCGTAAAGTCTACACCATTGTGAACCATGGCAACACGGGAACCATTGACGAGGTGCCTTATATAATCAATTCCGCTTGCGGAGAGGTTGGCGGCACCGCAGGAGCCTATTGCATGGCATACGGCCCGTTGAGCAATTACGAGGTTGCAATCTTTTCCGACATTGACGCACAGAAATCCACAGAATACAAATTCAAGCAGGGACAGATTGCCTATAAGGCTTGCGTATTCATGGGCGGCAACGTGGTGGCGAAAAACGGCTTTATCCGTGTGAAGAACGCACAGGCGTAAGGACGGCATGAGAAAGGCGGCGGACAATGAATAAAACTGAACTGATAGCGAAAGCCAAGTTGAGGTTGCGTAAAATGTCCGCCGATACCCTGGACGAAGATGTGGAGCAGCTTATAAATGTTGCACTGGCAGACCTTAAACGTATCGGCGTACATTCTTCCTACCTGGACCCGGAAAACATCACAGACCCGTTGATTATTGAAGCCGCCCTGGTGTATGCAAAGGCCAATTTTGGAAACCCGGAGAACCACGGCGAGTTAATGGCGGCGTATGACATGATTTGTACGAAAATCAAAGGGGGCGGCTACCATAGAAGCAATAGTGACACTGTTAGTTAAAAAAAATCAAACGGAATACCTGGAAAAAGAGGTATTTGCAGAAATCAACCCGGTAGGCCGTGACGAGTTTACGGCGGCCGGGCAAAAAGATTATAAAGCGTCCATGATGATTGAAGTATGGGGATTTGAGTATGAGGGTCAGACGGAAGTTATGGTGGACGGCAGGAAAATGGCAATCTACCGGACGTATGGACCGAAGAACACCGGAAAGGTTGAACTTTATGCCGGGGAAAGGATAGGCAAAAGTTGAGAACGGACATTGACGGGTTAGACGAAGCCATAAAGAACGAACTGGAAAATTGGAGCAATGGGGAATTAAGACGTGCGGTAAATGAAAGCCTGGAAGAAACGGCAGCCGCAGCCGCCGAAAGTTTGAGACGGGG